CCTATAATCATAGCGAATCTCCTAAAGTATCGCTAGTATATAACAGTTTTGTTACAAGGTCAAATTATTTGTTAGCCAATAATAAATGTCATTGGAGTGCCGCCTGTCATCATTTCTTGGATTTCTTTATCCAATGCGACTAGTTCCTCTTTGCCAGCAGATTTCAAATCATTGCCGTTTAGGGTGATTGCACTTTGTGGTCCAGCGATGCTAGCAAACTTGCTACGGGCTTCACCTAGCATAATTTTGCAGGTTGCAAGGGTGTAATCATATAACCACTGTTTGGCATAGAAGTCTTGTAATAATACATAATCCGGGCGATAGTTATGGCAACGAATTAGGATCTGTTCTTCTTCGGCAAACGGGCGTTGTAGGATTGTTAAGAGGTGGCTGGTAGGCTTCCACTTAAATTCTATGTAAGAGCCAAACATTTTACCTACTAATTTCTGGTATCCAGCATACATTTCGTATGTTGCCAATCCGCCCATCATTGTGGAGTTTAGCATGTAGGTATTTGTGTAGGCCAAGTTGAACGGTTCGTATAGTGTTCCACCAGCTCCGTTACCGCTTCTGCTACCGATTGCTCTACGGAAAACACTTTGCACTTCTACAACTTCGTCGGGTAATCGATATTCGTTAACATCCTGTAAAAGCTCTAAGAACATGTAAGATTCTTCCACAGCATTACTACTGCGCTGTCTAAAACGTGTTAATGCACGGTTTAGTGCAGTTTCATAATGCTTGGGATCTAGCTCTACATCAACCATGCCATCGCCGAGCATGTCTCTTACGTAGTCAAAGACCTTGTTTCGTTCTATTAAACTTGTGGTAGCGTTAGTATCTGGCATTTTAGTTCTCCAATCATATTTATCTTACGATAAATATCATTATGCCACGATTATCACTATACAAACCCGAACGAGGGCAAGATTACAAGTTTATGGATCGCCAGATTTCTGAGATGTTTCAGGTTGGCGGTGTTGACGTGTATCTGCACAAATACCTAGGGCCTTCAAACCCTGATGCTGAAAATGCTACTGCGGATCAACCGCATTATACCGGCGGGGTAGAAGTGACAAATATTCAAGATTTGCTACTTTTAGAAAATCGTGATAGAAAGTATGATCAGTCAATTTATAAACTTAGAGGTTTCTACAATGTTCAGAACATTGACTTTAACCTAAGTCAGTTCGGCTTATTCATTGACAACGACACAGTTTACATGACTGTTCATATTAACGATTTTATCAAATATATTGGTAGAAAACCACTAAGTGGTGATGTGATTGAGCTACCTAACTTGCGTGATGACTTTGCACTCAATGACTTTGACGTAACCTTACCTCGATACTATGTAATCGAAGATGTGGGCCGTGCTAGTGAAGGATTTAGTGCAACTTGGTATCCGCACCTTTACAGATTGAAACTTAAAAAGATCACAGACAACCAGCAATTTGCTGATATTCTCGATCAACCAGTTAATGAAGACAGTGATCTTACACTACGTCAACTATTGAGCACAGCTAATCGAGAACTCGAAATTAACGATAGTGTATTGGCACAGGCTGAAGCTGATGCGCCACAAAGCGGCCATGAGACTAGACATTTTTATACTATGGCTGTTGATCCAACTAACGGACAACCCTTATTACAAACAGTTGACGAAACAGTATTAGATGCTAGTAATGAGTCATTTGGCGCAAGTGAGGCAAGAAACAGAGCCAAGCGCTCTGGTTACTCCGGTTACCTATTAGGCGACGGTGTTCCAGCTAACGGTGCTGACTTTGGTCACGGTATACAATTCCCCGCGATGCCTTACCAAGATGATTTCTTTTTAAGAACAGACATGATGCCTAACCGATTATTCCGCTATGACGGTAGTCGCTGGGTTAAAGTTGAGGATAAAGTTCGACATACATTATCAAATACCGATACTAGACAAACTCTTAAAACTAGCTTTATTAATAATACAAACATTACAGGGACTACGGTTGTGCAGGAAGGTATTAATATCCCATCAGTTGCAACTACAACAATTCAAACTACTATACCATTCACTGCTAAGATGGGTGCTAAAGTGATGATCGGTGATGAAAAGGTAACTGTTTCTACTGTTACAGCTGGCACCGGCGGAAATGCTTTAATCACCATGAATGCTTCAGCAGGCATTGGCAGCAATGTAGCATGGACGTTATACGAGTCATTCATTGACGAACGTCAAGCATTAAGCAAGGCTCTTAAACCTAAGGCAGATTTATAATGTTACATTTTTATGATGGTCAAATTCGTAGATATTTGCTACAAACTATTCGAGTCTTTAGTAATTTTACAGTCAAGTATGGCGATGGAAGATTAGTTCGAATTCCAGTTGTATACGGCGACCCTGATAGACAAGCCGCTGCAATTATGAGACAAAACTCTGAGAACAAGATAAATTCTACTCCTCGAATTGCTGTCTACATTACTGGACTTAACATGGATCCTAGTCGACTTGCTGACTCTACATTCATCGGAAAGGTGCATGTTCGAGAACGCGAATACGACGAGGAGACTGGCACCTATACCGGACAACAAGGCGGCAACTATACTGTTGAACGACTAATGCCTACACCGTTTACATTGAAGATGAAATGTGACATCTGGGCGTCTAGCACTGATCAAAAGTTACAGATTTTAGAACAGATTCTAATATTATTCAACCCAACTTTAGAATTACAAACTACTGATAACTTCGTTGACTGGACAAGTTTGTCAGTGTTAGAAATTAAAAACTTAACATGGAGTTCTAGATCAATTCCGGTTGGTGTAGACACTCCCATTGACATTGCTACACTAGAATTAGAAACCCCAATATGGTTAAATCCACCTGCAAAAATTAAACAAATGGGTGTTATTACTCAAATTATCACTAGTTTGCAACAGGGAATTTCTAGTCCGGAAGACACATACATCGACGGTATGGGCACTGATCCAATTTCTGATAATGCTAAAACTGGGATTAATATTGTTACACAGATTGCTACTAACATTGCAGGTTACGGTGTTCAAGTTTATAACGGGCAAGCACAATTATTAGCATCAGGTGAGAATGTGTTAGGATCAGATCCTAACGAGTTGCCTATAAAACAAGGGACAGCTATCAGCTGGTTTAACATTCTTGACCAGTATCCAGGACAGTATAAAGCAGGTTACAGTCAGATATTTGTCAAGCAGCCTGCTGGCAACGAAGTAATTGGAACTATTGCCCTACATCCAGATGACGACACTTTGCTAATTATTAATTGGGATACAGATACATACCCAAGTAATACTGATATCTCTACGGTGTCAAGACCAACAAGTCCTGGCACGTTTGATGCTATTATAAATCCCTTAACATTTAACCCTAAGCGACCTAATAAACAAGGTGTTGATCAACTCATAACTACCGGTAGACGATATCTCATAGTAGAAAACATTGGTGATTCTAGTAACGTTGACGGGCCTGATGCTTGGAAATCAACACTAGGCGTTGACTTTGTTGCTAAAGAAAATGATATTATTGAATACAACGGCACAAACTGGATTGTAGTATTTGCTGCGGCAAGTCATCAAGAAGACGCTAGCCCTACCTATCAAACGAATATATATACAGGAGTGCAATACAAGTGGGATGGTATTGCATGGACTAAATCGTTTGAAGGCGAGTATAAAGAGGGTGGATGGAGACTAAGACTGTAACTGATAAAATTGTTTGTAGTGGTGCATTAATTTATGCAAAATCTACAAACAGATTCCTGTTGCTTCAAAAAGCCGACGGCAAGCACTCTGGAACATGGGGCTTAGTTGGCGGCACTAACTTAGCTAATGAAAACCCATGGCAAGGACTTCAGCGAGAAATTGAAGAAGAATTAGGCGCAATGCCTGATATTAAAAAAACGATCCCACTAGAATCGTTTGTTTCAAATGATAGTGTGTTTAACTTTCACACTTATTTTTGTGTAGTAGAAAACGAATTTATCCCTACCCTTAGCGAAGAACACGTTGCATGGGCATGGGCTAGCATTCAATCATTTCCTAAACCTGTTCATAACGGACTTGCACTTAGTTTGCGTAATCGCATTATTCAAACTAAGATACAAACCGTTATTGATATAGTAGACAGTCTTTAAGCCTGCGCTTCGCCCCAACGAACAACAATGTTAGTAGAAATGCTTCCAGTGCCTGACGCACGGTAAACGTTAATAGCCAACACGTCCGGACCGTTTGGATAAGTTCCTCTACCACCTAGTGTAGTATTTGTCAATTCCTTCAACTCGCCAAGGTCTAGAGTAGTTGCTCCGCCCGGTGCTGCAACTAGTGAGAAAATAGTCTCTCCAGGTTGTGCATACGGTGGCAGACCGAATTGGAATGTAATAGAAGCACCCGGTGCAATTGCTGCAATCGAACTTTGTGTAAAGTTAACACGATAGTAAGCAGTGCCGCCGAAGCTACTTAATGCTCCAATACTTGCAACTTTAGTGTTAGATGGAAACTTAGCAACGTCTACAATTTCAGTGCCAGTAGTTGCACCATAATCACCAACTAGTGCTGCCCAGCTTGCTTGAGTAAAGTATAAGAAAGAAGTGTTTGTATTAATGATAGCAGGAGTAAATGCAACTGTTGCATTTGCTGCCACTGGAGCTGCTGCGTTCTTACTTAGAACTAACGTATAGTAAGCTGTGAAGCTAAACGTCACTGCGGTGCTTGCAGGTTGTGATCCAACAAGCGGACTATTAAATGTAACAGTATAAAAGTTAACACCGTTAAATGTTCTTAACGCACTGATTGCACTAATCTGCGTTCCGTTAGCAAACTTGCCAGTGTCGTTAGTAGTGTTACCAACTACTGGAGTTCCAATTGGCAACCCTGCCCAACTTGACTGTGTAAAGTTCAATGTAGTTGCACCAGTCTGTGCAAGACCAGAAACAAACAATGTAGTGGTATTAAGACGACCGTTGTTTACTACTGCCCCAGTAACAGCAAACGGACCAAAGTTTGCTGCGGTATATGCATAAGATACAGATGTAGTATTACATGCTGTTACTGTATATGTCCCGTTGATTGCTGTTAAGCCAGCGTTACCAGAAACAGTAATGCTATCACCGATACTATAT